TGCCGACGATTACACTAAGTGATTTAAGCGAGGCACAAAAGAAGGCTTACATTATTGCGGATAATTCCTTGTCGTTAAACGCGGCTTGGGATGTTGATTTGTTGCGTGTTGAAGTTGAGCAGATGAACAGGAGCGAGCAAACGCGGTTAATGAGTTGGTGCGAGTGGTTGTTTGCGATGGCGTAAGTGATGACTTTAAGCGGTTGATCATTTGGACGTGGGCGAGCATTAGCATTAAGCGTGGTTTTATTGAGCGTATTGTTGATATGTGCGAGCAATCAAGGGCGACGATATTCAGGAAAAAGAGAGCGATTACAGATCAGCTTAATGAGTTGGAAAAAACTGTTGCCACTGATTTAAGTGCTATTCTGAAAGATGTTTGTTTGTCGTGATGATTGTATTTGACATCGTGAGACCGTGAGACTATATTTTATCTAAGCTGGTCATTTTATTGATTAAGCAAATGTTTTCAAGGTCGCCCCACAAAGCGGCCTTTTTTATTGCCTAAATTTTGGTGATGCAATGAAATTAGTCCTAAAGCGCACATCGACAAACAGTGTATGCACAATGGGCAAACTATATTTCACAGCACCATCAGGTCAATTGAGCTTTATCTGCTACACCCTCGAAGATGTTATTCGCCCATCAGGCCAGAAAATATACGGTAAGACCGCAATCAATGCAGGCACTTACGCACTAAGAATTACTTACTCGAATCGCTTTAAAAAAGATATGCCTCAGATCATGGATGTACCATCGTTTGAGGGTGTTCGCATTCATGGTGGCAACACGGCAAAAGATACACTCGGATGTATTCTTGTCGGCATGAATGTCGGCACTAATCGCATTAGTAATTGCGCTCCTGCGGCTAAGTTGGTCATGGATTTTTTAGAGCAAGCCGAAAGAAACAGAGCTTCAAGCACAATCGAAATAGTTAATCCGAAGGTGGCACAATGAAATCCTCACGATTCAAAGAGGCATCGACATGGGCAAGTTTGTCTGCTGCATTGGCTGCATTGTCTAGTGTGCCAGTGTTTGCACCTTACTCCGTACCTGCGGCTGCAATATGCGCGGCTATCGGTGTGTTTTTGCGCGAAGGCGAAGAATAAGGGGCTTAGAATTGAGTGAGCAACACGAGGCTCGTCTGCAAAATCTCGAAAACGGTCACAATATATTAGTGCGTGATTACACGCGATTAAATGACGCGATTGTTAAAATCAGCGAGTCATTAATGCAGCTTGTTGTTATTCAAGAACAGAATAAAAGCATTATGAAGTGCATAGAGCGTCAATCATCAACAATAGATAGCCTTGATAGGCGATTAGATGCGATTGAAGTACACATGCCTGCGTTGTTAGAGTTGAGGCAATGGCTAATGATTGGCCTAGGTTTAATCTTGAGTGCGGTTGTTGTTGCTTTAATTGAGTTAGTGATTAAATGAAAATCATTCAGCGACTATTCCAAGCATTTTTAATATTCTGCTTTATGGCTGTTGTGTGTATCGCTGGCTGGATAGTTTATTTTGTGTTGTGGTTAATTGCTGGACTTAAGTAATGACTGATTTAAAAGTTGAATATAAAAATATCAAAGAGTTAATCCCTTACTGCAACAACTCAAGAACGCACAGTGACGAGCAAGTTTTACAGATCGCATCAAGCATAAAAGAGTTTGGTTTTACGAATCCTGTTTTGATTGATGGTCAAGGCGGAATCATTGCAGGTCATGGCCGAATCATGGCCGCGCAAAAGCTGAAAATGGATGAAGTGCCGACGATTACACTAAGTGATTTAAGCGAGGCACAAAAGAAGGCTTACATTATTGCGGATAATTCCTTGTCGTTAAACGCGGCTTGGGATGTTGATTTGTTGCGTGTTGAAGTTGAGCAATTACAAGAGTTTGATTTTGATTTAACTTTGCTAGGGTTTGCAGATGACGTATTAGAAAAACTGTTAGACATAAACGCTGAAATGCCTGATTTACCTGATGGCGACAAAGACCCGTTTCAACAAAAGACATTTACACTGCATGACGAACAAGCATCAATTTTAGATGATGCGATTGCAAAAGCAAAACGCTCACCGATTGCTGACACAGGGTTAAATGATAATTCTAATGGTAATGCTATAACGCTAATTTGCGAGCAATGGTTAAAAAATCATGGTTAGCGCGAAAGATATTTTAATAAAGCCGATAACTGCGCATACAGCTAACGCTCTTGTTAAAAAAGTACATTACAGCGGAAAGGTTGTCGCTAATAGTTGTCTGCATTTTGGCGCGTTTTTAGATGGAAAGTTGGAAGGCGTAATGTCGTTTGGTTCGCCAATGGATAAAAGCAAAGTTTTGCCGCTTGTCAAAGATACAAAGTGGAGCGATATGCTTGAGCTTAATCGTATGGCATTCAGTGATGTATTGCCAAAGAACAGCGAGAGCAGGGCGTTAGGCGTAGCATTTAGGCTGATAAAAAAACACTATCCAAACATAGAATGGATTTTATCGTTTAGTGACGGCACTCAATGCGGCGATGGTGCGATATACCGAGCCGCAGGTTTTGTTTTGACGAGTATAAAAGAAAACTCAAGTTTATTTAACACTCCGTCGGGAGAACCGATTGCAAGGATGACTTGGGATAGTGCGGCACCTGAAAGACGGGTTTTTTTAGCTAAAAAATATGGATTTAGCTTATTCGACGCTTCGGGTTTTTTGCAGAAAACAGCAAAACTAAACAACATGAAAGCCTTAAAAGGCTATCAACTTAGATATATTTATTTTTTGCATAAAGATGCAAAGCAAAGATTAACTACTCCAATACTGCCATTTAGCGACATTGAAAAAATGGGTGCTGGTATGTATAAGGGCGTTAAAGTTTCGCGTGAAAAGCAAGCGATGGATGTGTCCAACATCACAGCGGCAGGGTAGCACTGACCTTCACGCTCCATATTTGAGTTAAAACATGATAACCAAGCCAAAAATCCAAATTGATTTAGCAAAGGTTGAATCTTTGGCGGCTAATGGTTTGACGCAGGAACAGATCGCTTCAGCATTAGGTATAAGTGAGTCAACACTAACCAAAAGAAAAAAAGAAAATACGGATTTTACGGACGCTATTAAAAGGGGAAAAGCCAAAGGCATCGCATTAGTGACCAATAAACTAATGGAGTCAATCAAAGGCGGCAACATGACAGGGATGATTTTCTTTTTGAAAACGCAGGCGGGTTGGAAAGAAACTAACGTGCAAGAACACACGGGCGCGAATGGTAAAGACTTAATACCATCTGCCAAGCAAATGACAACAGACGAACTAAAAGCCGAATTAGAGGCATTAGGTGTTAAACTCTAGGACGTTAGAGCTAGTAAAAGAGTTAAGACTTCGCGAAGCCCGTAAAGACTTTTTATTGTTTAGAAAATTAATCAACCCGAAAGACAAGTGGAGTTGGTGGCAAGAAGAAGTTGCCCAAGAGCTACAGCAATTTTTTGATGATTTAATGGCGGGTAAACGGCCTAAGTTAGTCATTCAAGCCCCACCACAGCATGGAAAGTCAGTTCAGGTTATTGATTTTATAGCGTGGTTGGCAGGTAAAAACCCTGATTTAAGGACGATATACACATCATTTAGCGAGCGATTAGGCGTAAGGGCTAATCTAAAATTGCAACGCCTGTATGATAGTGCCATTTATCAAGACATCTTTCCTGATACGCACATTAACAAGTCAAATTCAGTGACTGTTAGCGGTCAGTTTTTGCGTAATCGTGAGATTTTAGAGTATTGCGATCATAGCGGTTATTTTAGAAACACGACTGTTGGCGGCTCGATCACTGGCGAGGGGTTAGATTTAGGCGTTATTGATGACCCATTAAAAGGACGAAAAGAAGCCAACTCGATAACGATTCGAGATGGTGTTTGGGATTGGTTTACCGACGACTTTTTTACTCGGTTTAGTGAAGATGCCGCACTGCTTTGTATTCTGACACGTTGGCATATAGACGACCCAATTGGCCGACTAATTGAAAGATACAAAGACGTTAAGGTATTAAGTTATCCCGCACTTGCGACAGCAGATGAAAAGCACAGAAAAGAAGGTGAAGCATTATTCCCCGAACATAAGTCTGTCGAGTTTTTGCTAGAGCGCAAGGAGTTGATGGACACAACATCATGGCTATCACTCTACCAACAGACCCCAATCGTTGTCGGCGGTGAAATTATTCGCGGTGAGTGGTTTGTTCGTTACGACATATTGCCAGTCATTAAATACCGCAAAATCTACGCAGATACAGCACAAAAAACAAAAGAACAGAATGATTATTCTGTTTTTGAGTGTTGGGGCTATGGCGAAGATTCAAAAATATATTTATTGGATTTGATTAGGTCGAAGTGGGAAGCTCCTGAGTTAAAAGAACGTGCTATCTCATTTTGGAATAAGCATAAAGCCGTTGAAGGTCTTGGTGCATTACGCGAGATGGTCATTGAGGACAAGGCAAGCGGCACAGGGCTGATTCAAAGCATCAAGCATGACGGAAAAATCCCGGTCAAAGCTCAACAGCGAAACATCGACAAATTAACCCGCGTGCAAGACGTTACGCCGTACATCAAGTCGGGCTATGTCAACGTCCCAAGTAACGCTCCATACATTAACGATTTTATTGCAGAGTGCGAGGCGTTTACAGCAGACAACGCCCACGACCACGACGACCAAATAGACCCTATGTGCGATGCAATTAACGATATGTTGTCGCACAAAAACGAACCGAAAGTGAGATTTTTATAATGTCGAAATGGTGGCAATTTTGGAAAAAAGAGGAAAAGTCCTCTAATGCCATACGTTCGATCATGCAAAGAAACTCGGCTACTTGGTCGGCGCGTGAGTTTGTTGCGTTTGCTACTGAAGGTTATCGTGATAATCCGACAGTTCGCGCTTGCATCATGGCAAAGCAAAAGGCCGCCATTGAATGCCCGATTATTTTGGTCAACGAAAAAGGCGAAGCGGTAGAGAATCACCAGATTTTATCCTTGCTGAATAAGCCAAACCCCATGCAGTCGTGGGAAAAGTTTTTAACTCAGATGATTGGCTCGCATGACATTGCAGGCGAAGGCGATGTATTAAAAATCGGCATTGGTCAAAGTGTTGAGTTGTGGCCATTGCGCCCTGACTGGCTTGAAATTACGACATTTAGCATGGGCTTGCCTGTTTCCTGTTCTTATACGCCGTCCGACACCTACGAAGAATCCACGGTCAAGCAGTACCAGTTTTCTGAGTTGATGATTTGGGCTGAATATAACCCACTGTTTAGATGGCGCGGTCTTAGCCCTCTTTACTCTGCGGCATACAGCATTGACACGCTAAACGAGTACGCAAAATCAAACAAAGCTATGCTTGAGAATGGCATGACCCCAAGCGGCGTGTTGTGGACGGATAGCGAAGTTAGCGACACGTCATTCAATCGCCTGCAAGAACAGTTCAACGGCAAATATGCAGGAGCTAAAAACTCAGGCAAGCCGATGATTTTGGATGGTGGTTTGAAGTGGCAGGGCATGAGCTTTAGCCCGCGTGATATGGAATTTGTCAGCGGCAAGCGATTAAGTCAGTTAGATGTGTGCCAGGTGTTGCGCGTACCGCCTCAGATTATCGGTATTGAAGGAAGCCAAACGTTCGCAAATTACGAACAAGCAAGAGCTGCATTTTATGAGGATGAAGTTATCCCAATGGTTAACGGCTTACTGTCTGAGCTGCTTAACTTTTTGCGTAAAGACTTTAAGCTGCCGCCAACTTATAAACTCATTGTCGATGCTGACGGCATCACAGCATTAGAGCCAAGACGAGCAGAACGAAACAAAGTTATTGATGGTTTAACATCGCTCAAAGTTGATGAAAAACGCGCAGCAATGGGCTATCAATCGACAGAAGGCGGCGACGTTATTCTTGTTGATAGCAATAAAATCCCGTTAGATATGGCAGGCGCAGACATTCCGCCACTTGCACCATAAATTAGGCTAAACCATGACCATTAAGCGTATTGATAAACTCAAGCACGCGAGAAAGGTTTTATTGGCTCAAGACAAAATCTCAACCAGGTATTTTCGCAAAATCAAAGCAGAGTTAACAATTGTTGGCGATGCGCTGGCTAAGTCTTATTTGGACAATGGCAACGACAGCAAGTTTCAAGGCATTAGCCAAGACCACGAAAAACGATTAGTTGTTATCTTGACAGAGCTTTCAAGAATCACAAATCAGACATTCCGAAGTATTGGTATTATTAGCATCAAGTCGGTTTTTGACACGCTAGACACTAGCATTGAATCGCAAATTTTAGGTGTGTTGGCCGCTAACGTGCTGACCATATCGGCAGAAATAGCAGACACAACAATTGCTAGTGCGTCAGCAGTCATTATTCAACAGATGACGCTCAGTAATACGTCAGGGCAATACATCACGTCGAACACCATAGCGAAGGCCATAGCCAACAAGATAGGCGGTAATAACGCTAAATCTCGCGCTATGACAATCGCACGAACTGAAACGCACAAAGCGGCAAACGTCTCGCAGTTCACACGCGCAGAGATGGCAGCAACAGACAGCGGCCTTGATGTGCAAATCGAATGGATTAGCACTAATGACGGAAGGGTTAGAGACTCTCATCGAAACGTCAACGGCAAGATCATCGCAATGGGTGAATCGTTCAACGTCAATGGCTCAAAAATGAAATATCCGAGCGACCCAAGCGGCGGCGCAGCAAATGTTATCAACTGCCGATGCGTACTTGGCTATCACGTTCCTGAGGAATAAACATGAATAAAAGTTTTACATTGCCCGTCCAAATTAAGGCGGTAGGCGATGACGGCACGTTTTCAGGCTATGCCGCTACTTTTGGCAACATCGACAAAGGCGACGACATCATCGTTAAGGGTGCATTTGCTGAGTATTTAGCAAGTATTGGCAGCAACTATCCTTCCGTTTGTTGGCAGCACGAAACCGACGAGCCGATTGGTGTCACTACGCTAATGCGTGAAGATGAGATCGGTCTTTACTTCTGCGAAATTTTCCATAGCTTTTAACCTGCTAAAGTTTGTTGAAAGTTTTTTAACGACTGCATTAATTCACTCATTTCAGGCTCTGCATCGCGCACGCCTTTAATTTTTGCGATTAATGTTTTTGACTCACTCCGACTTAATCCACAAACATCACGCAGGTAGATTTCGCACTCTTTGATACTGCCAAGATCAGCCGCTTTGACGTTGCTAAACTTGGCCATTTCATTCATAGGGCAGGTAACAAAGCTGTACTCATAGAGAGATAGCTTTTTGAGAATCCGAATACCTTCGTTGTTGTATTCGCGCTCGTTTATCCAATACCCGATAGACAACCCTTTGACCGCGCCAGCCTTTGCTAGAACGCGCGCCTCAGCCGCCTGTTTCCTGTTCTTATACGCCGTCCGCACCCTACGAAGA